CAATTTCACTTTCAATTGATTCAATAAGCTGTTTAAATTTACTTTCAAAGCCTTCATTGATGTTAGTTACCTCTTTTATCTTTGCTTCGCTTAAATCGTGTCTATCGTCATTGTGGTGGTACTTATGATAGAATGGTGACGTCTTTGAGTTGAATGAGTTTGAAGCAATCCGAATAAACAGCCATTTCAAATAACCTTCTACACTTGCTTTAATTACCTTTTCATCATCCATTTCCAGGAATACCATGATCGTTTCGTGAAATAAATCTTCGCAAAGTGAAGGAGGCGCAATATTCTGACAAACTTTTTTGAATTGTTTATCTCGATACAACGCCTCTATTATTTGCTTTTTATTCACTAACTAAGATTAACCCTCCCATTCAATTAAGCGAGTTTCGATAATCTCTCTATTTTCAGTTCTATAAACTTCAATCATTCTTTTAGCAATCTTTTCTGTGTCGTAAGAATAACATTCTCCATTACTATACAGATTAACCCATGCTTGGAACTTTTTTGACTTGGGGATTAAGAATAGGTCATTTTCGGTATTATACTTTGACATTAAATAAAACCCATCATTAGTAAAAACTCTAACAACATCACCAATCCATGCGCTTATTTGAAAATTAAACCCATTTGGATTGTAAGTTAATTGCTCAGGCTTTATTCCGTTTCTACAAACCGCTTGGTATTCTCCTGATTGGTACTTTTCCCAATCGAATGGAATTCTTTTGTTTTCTGTTTTCATGTTTTTATTATTTGGGTTTAATTACTTAATCTTTTCAATTGCCTTCAAAATTGCCTTCTCAGCTATCGAACGTGCATTGTCACGTCCTAATTTGTCAACGTGTCCCGACTTTGGATAAATAGCGAATTGAATTATTCTTTCTTCGGGGGGTTTAGCTTGCCCCCCTCTTTTGCGTATTGTCATGTTTAAATTTATTGAAGTTCTAAGTCTGTTAACTCTTTATGCTTAGCGTGCCAACCTCTATTAAAAGCGTATATAAGTTCATTTGTAGTTAAATTTGTTCTGCTATCAAATAACTCTGTTGCCCATTTAATAAATTCAGTTGATTGAGCTGCACATTTAATGTTGTTAACTCTTGCATTTGCTCCGATTGTTTCTGCTTGTTGTAATTCGTTTGTCATTGTTTCGTTGTTTGGTGGAACAAATGTAATAGAACTTTTGATTTATTTCGTTTATTTTATTCGAATATTTGCAACGTGCAATAAATCAGGCTTTTAAAATTCATTCAACTCTTTTAATCTTTTATTTTCTGATGCTAATTCGATAAGTAAGTTCTCGACTTCATCCAACCTGACTTGCAACCTTAGATTCTTTTGCTCGTAAATTACCTGAATACCCATTGATTGAGTTGCTAAGTTGTAGCATTCGTATAATTTAGCCAACTTTGCCCGCTTTTCTTGCCTTACAGAGTCTTTTGCTATTAAGTCAATACTTTGTTCAGATTCGATAATAAACGTGCTTAAAATGGCGTTTAATTGAAAAATAGGTGAATCTTGCTTTTTATTCAGATACGGTCTTAAAGTCGATATGAACTCAAACCACTTTTGATTTGCTTGGATTTCTTCTAATTCTTTCATGTTAAAATGGTGCTTGTTCTAATGGTTTAATATCGTTGTTTGATTGCTCTTTTACTTCGCTGATTCCGTTAAATGGTGTTGGCAAATAAAACCTTTCGCCCCTGTTTTCGTAGTAGCAGTTTTTGAAATAATCAAATTCAAGTTTTGCAGTTCCCTTCCCTCCATGGCCTTTTGGTTTAAATTTATGCACTACAACCATGGCTTGATTGGTTTGTTTAAATCCTTCGCCAGTCTTTTCTAATGGCCTATCAACACAAATAAGATTCATTGCCTTGGAATAAACTGCACTACCTCCTTTAATTTCGAATGGACTCGGAGGCGGTGGCGGTTCTCCATTCTTTGGCAAATCGGGGTTTCTTGCGTGCCAAATCATAAATGCGTGAATCCTTTCCTTTCTTGCTAATCTGTTTATTTTCGGAATTGATTCCTCAATATACAAATCCTCTCGGTTGAATTGGCCGTGGCTTAAATCGTTCCAATTGTCGAATCCTGCTGTGAATATATCATGGTCTTTTATCCCTTCCTTGGTTAATTCTATGAACTCATCAACACTCGGACTTTTCTCATCAACGTCAATAACATAGAAGTAATCTTTAACAAATGGAATTACCTTATACAAATCTTGTTCAGTTATCCGGTAGTTAAGTGAATCATTGTGAAATCTTTTACCGGTCAACGTCTGAATGATTTCTGCATAGATTTCTTCAACACTTCCTGTTTCGGGTGTCATCAACATTGACTTCTTACCTTGACAAGCTAATGAGGTTAACATTTGAAAGTATAACTGTGATTTACCTGAAGTCGGCCTGCCATAAATTACTGTTGATGTTCCTGCCTTTACTGAGTATATTGAATCTAAATTTGGAAATCCAATCTTTAAACCTGCTTCCATTCCATTTTTTTGAAGGTTGAAAATCTTATCTTCAACTTTGCTAAGTGGTACAATGTGAGCCATGGTTTAATAAAAGTTTATCTTAGGTTGAAATACTTCGCCAACTTTCAATTCAGATGTTTTGTTTTCAAATTTTAGCCTTCCTTGTAGTTCATCACGTTTGGCCCAATTGCGAATAGTTGCAACCCAATCAATATATTTATTCCCTTCATTAGAATAGTTTAAAGCAGATTCGTAATAGTAAGCAAGTTTAGTTTTATTCCATTCAGGAAATTTTTCTTCAAATTTGTTTTTATCAAAAATAATAGAATCTTTAAAAAATATTTTGTTTATTAATATTTTATCTTCTTTTCTTTTCTTTTCTTTTCTTTTCTTTGTTGGATTTTGTTCAACATTTGTTAACACTTGTTCAACACTTGTTGAGCTTATGTTGCGTTGTTCAGCACTCTTTTTGCCTGCAAATGAACGCTTTAATGATATGTTGTTTCTTTTATCAATATTTCTATTTACACGCTCACTCCAAAAGTATTCACTATCGGAAATAAGTAGTTCAACATCATTTATGCAGAAATTTAAAAACTCTTGAACTTGTTCAACGCTTGTTGACATTTGACCAGCAATAGCTAAAATTATGTATTTTTTGTGTTGTATTTTGTGTTGCTCGTCAGAGTGTAGCATCTCAATAATTCTCCACCATAAACCATAACCTATACCCCCAAATTTATGAAGTAGTGCTTGAATTTTTGGGTCAGCAGTCGGCTCATAGTCGTGCTGAAAATAAAATGTATCTTTCATATTTTAGACTTTTTAGTCGCAGATAATTAATTAAGTTGGAAAGGAGTCTGCAACCTTTTACGGCTATGCCTAGCCAACCAACTATTCTTTTAAATATACAAATGCATGTTTGCCGAAAAATGGTAATATTCTCCAATAGGTAAATTTGTTAATTTACAAACTAATTCATGAATTTTTGAAAAACAATATTGGTCGTTACAAAAACCATACCAAATGTCGTTAGACCTCATTAAAACTGACATATTTAATTTGCCATTGTAATATTGAAAACCAATATTAAGAGTGCATGGAGTATCTTTTTCATAGCCATTATTTGTAAAAGGTGAATTATTTTTTTCCTTTCCATCATATATTGTTAACCAAGCGTGCCTATTTGTATGTTTTCTTTTAATCTGGTCAACTATAATATCTAACTGATAGTTTCTATTTAAATGAGCTCCATAGTTAGAATTAACATTACCTAATGAGTCCATGTGGTTTTTCCATATTGGAGCTTTTTCCGATAATTCAATAGCATTTGGATTTTTGCTTAAATACCATTGCCATTCTCTTTCTGCGTATTTATGGTTCCATTTTCTATCTTCATTAGTAATTAGATTGTCTAAAGGATTTTCAATAACAAAACCATAATTATATAAAGCCAAAGTATTTTCATGCTTTATTTTTGATGCTTTAATAAGAGCTAAAGTGTACTCAAAGGCTTGGTTTGCGTTTTTAAATTTCATTTTGTATCTTTTATAAATGTCCCATTTTCCATTTTACCAGTTCTTTTAGCAATTACATTATACGCAGAATTTATACAATCTTCTATTGTCATCTTTTCAATAGTAGAAAAACCTTTGTATATTGGAGCTAATTCAGTTAAGTTAGTTAACACAATGACAATATCTCCTATAGCGTCAACTATTTCTTTTTCATCTTTGTTAAGAATAGCTTTAGCTAACTCTCCTACCTCTTCGCTTAATTTTACAAATTGAGTTTTAACATCACCCTTTTCGTAAATTCCTCTTTCTTGTGCCCAATTTCTAATTGGTTCAAATTCGTTTTTTAGTTCCATTTTCTTTCTGAATTAATTTGTTGTTTATTTATTGTTGATTTTACTTCCCCTGCAACATTCCAAAACAGGTCTCCTTTTTTTAAAAACTCCCATACCTTGGCGTCGTAGTTTTTAGAGCTAGGAAAAGGTGGAAGTATTTTAGCATTTTGCTCAAACCTGTATGTTGAGCTTATTATATTTGCTTTACCTTTTTCTCCATCTTGAATATTTCTAGATACGGCAAGCGCGTTGGCGATTGAATTAGGCCAAGCTATTTGTAGTGCTCTGTTTAAAACTCCTGTTGAAAACGCTGTCCAAAACGATTCTGGTTCTTTAATTTGACTAGCGACTTTTATTATCATAGCAGTAACTAGCTCGTGTTTAAGACCAAGCGGAATAAAAAAAGCTTTGTTTTCACTTGCCCATTTTTTTGCTATTATATTCAAATTTGGCATTGCAGCTATTCTATGGAAGTGATATTCGCAACCTTGCTCTATGCAGTAAGCCTGATGCTCTGAAACTTCTTTTGATGAAGGCATAAAAAGAACAAGTTTTTTGCCGTAAGTTCTACAAAGTTCTGTTAAAGAAACACCTGCAAAGCCAAATCTAGGTTGCACATAAACAAAAGTATCGCTTTCACATTTAGCTATTAACGCCTCACCAAATCTAGCTTTTGACCCTACATTTAAAAGGTCCTCTCTTACCACTTTTATGCCGTTATAATCTTCTATTATAGGATCTGGAAATGAAGATTTAAAATCTTTAACCAGCTCTAAATATTGTTCTTTTGACTTTATACAGTCTTTGTTAAAGTCTGATTTAGTTATGTTAAACATTATGCTATATTGTTTTTGTATATAATACCGTTATTTTTTTTTATGTGATGTTCTGACTGGAAATTGCCTATGTAACGTATAAAGTCACAAGCAACGTCTTCCATGTCGTAAGGTTTTGAAAAATTACCCGTTAATTCACATAAGTATTTTAAAGCCTTATTGTCATCCTTAATATCAGGGGTTATTAATTTTAAGCACTTCTTAGCGTTACTACCTACGTAAACATCTCCTTCTTTATTTAAGAAAAAATACTCTGCCATGTCCATACTAAAAGCCGTCAACACGAAGTTTTGTCTTTTAAATCCTTTTGACAGCAAGTGTTCGTTTCCAATGTCAGTAAGATTTTTTATTGAAAGTGGGTTGTCTTTACTATTTAATACATTTTTCCAAAGCAACTCAAATAATTCCATAGAATCTTCTAAAATAAAATTTCTTAATCCTTTTTTAATCATTGGAAGTAAATATCCTTTAACGTCACAAAAGTTATTTTTTGGTATACTATTAAGCCAGGCTTCAGAGGTGTCAACGCCTTTTGACAAATCGTTTACAACCCAAAAGTTGCCAAACCCGTGTGACCCAAAAGGAGTGCCATTTTTAGGTTTGTAGTTAATACCACTACCGCAAAGCCTAAACAAATAACACATGTACGCAAAGTCTTTGTCAGAAGGCTTACTGTTTAAAAAGTATAATCCATTTTCTTTAGGGTCATTTTCTTTAAAAGCTATGGCTTCTGGCAAAGACGAAAAAGATGCGTATCTTCTATTTATAACGTCATATATTGGTATATGCCAAATAAGGTCGTCATCTATGTCTTTTTGGGTAAAAAACTTTTTTTCAAACTTTAGGCCTTGCATCATTTGAGCCTTTTTGTAGTATTGTTTAAATTCTTCTATCATATACCTAATGTTAAATTGTCCTGTAAGTTTAATATTGTGGTATTTTTATTGGCATAAAACCTCGGCCTTAAATGAACTGATTGCTTAGGCTCCATTACTTCGTTTTCGTAAAATTCTAAGTCTTTGTACCATCTTTCAGGCCATTCGTTTACTTGCAAACCAGAAGACAATAACTCGTTATTAAACAAATCTACAAGGTTTGTTCTTTCTTGCACAGTACCATAGTACTTTTTGCCTTTATAAAGTCCTGTCCCTGGTAACTTTCTAGACTCAGACTCTATTGGTAACAAGCATGAAACTTTAGCATTGCACGATTTTGCAAATTCAATATATCTTTTTACTAAACTTCTAGTTGCAGAAATAGGGTCAGGCTGTCTACATAAATGAAACCTAACGTCTATGTTACCAAAGTACATATAATCTGCAGTCAATGGAGATTTTAAAAATCCATATAGCGTCTTGCCATCCATTCTTTGTATATTATAATCTTTTCCAGGCCAAACAGAAATAGAATGACTATCTCCTATCAAAAGCTTATCTTTTTTAGGTAGCTTAAAACTTTCAATTTGTTTGTTATAAACATAATCCAGCTTTCTTTTTATTATAAAGTCTGACATTTGAAAACTATCAATTTGAAATAAAGACCCAGTATAACTAATTAGCTTTTGTACTCTTACATGAACCTCTTTACTTATGCCACCTATTACATTAAATGAGTTAGCTTTAAAATTTAAGCCGTGATTAATAATAAGCATATCGTATTCATCCCAATCATCTTTCTCTGTTAATATTTTAGAATCGCTATTAATTAATAGCCTAACCAATTCGTTCCAACCAGCAGAATGGCTGTTTAAAGATTTAGCCGGGTTGTTTAATATTCCTATAAATCCTATTTTCATAATTTTATGCGATTAAAAATAAATTTACTATTACCGTCAATGATATTATTTTTAAATACGTTTACATTGTCAAAAATGCCTTGCTCTTTTAGAAACGGCATCCAACGCCTACTGTTAGAATGTCCATCATAGACATCAAGTCTATAATACTTGTTGCAATCTAGGCACTTGAAAAAGCACCTAATATAAAAAGAACCATGCTTTGATTCCTTTCTAGAACCTATTTTAGTTAGTATTACTCTCATTTTGATTAGATAAAAAATTATTCATTGAACCAATATAAGCTACCGCATCCAGTAGGTTATCTTCTTTGTGGTTATAAGACTGCCTAGACAACTTTAAAGCTATCATGCAATTATACATATCTATTGTTGTTATTTCTTTGTTAGACATAATAGAGGCAAGCCTTGCTGCTTTACCCATACCTTCTTCAAAAGGCCCATATTGTCTTTCTTTTTCTTCTGAGGACAAATTAACTATTTCGTTTGCTTTTTTTAATATATTCATTGATTTTTTGTTTTAATTTTTTAGCTTTTTTTTGTGGTACTCTAAATGATATAACCAAACTTGGTTCGCACCTTGGCCTACCTGGTTTATTTTTTTTTATTTCCATATTAATAAGTGATTATTATTTTCAATTATGTATCTATTGGCAACCTTTAGTTCTATTGGTCTTATTCTCATACTGTGCCAGTTATTGCTATTGCATTTCCATAAGTATAATGTGAATGGCTTTTTGTTCCTGTTTTGAAGAAGTTAAAGAAACTATCGTTATAACTCATTACACCGTTATTGTCCCAACTTCTTAATGCTCTCAATGTAAATGTGTTTTCTTTTACTTCACATACTACACCAGTTTCAACCATTCCTTTTTCTTCAAAAGTTACTGTTTGATTAATTTCTACGGTATCAAATTTTCTTGCTTTCATATTCTTGTTATTTAATTATACGACAAATATACAATTTAACTTAATACTTGTATACATTAATTAATAAGTAAATAGTAATCAATACAATAAAATTTATTTTTACTAATAAATGCCTATAAGATTATTACAAACCTTGCGAATTTGAATGCGCTCATTTGGCAAAAGTGGAAGTATCTTATCTGACTTATATTCTTTAACAAACTTCATACACTCGGTTACGTTTTTTGACGCTTCTTTTAATTGCTCAATGTTAAGTTTTAATTCTTTCCATTCGGCTGATAAGTTCACTATTACATCAAATAAATCCTCACCAACTAAATCTGTCAATCCGTCAATGTATTGGTATTTGCTATCTCGATACGAATTACAAGCCCTACATTGCCCCCAAATATTTAATAGGTGGAAAGTAACAGTTCTATTTGACCCGCTCGATTTAAAATGCCCGGCATCTAAACTATCTTTTACTTGACCGCATGAAATACATTTACACCCCTCATCAATTAACCGAACTAAGGCGTTTATTTTGCGCTGTAATTCGTTTCTATAGTCCTTTGATGTCTTAATAGTTTCCTTTAATTCTTTGCGCTCTAATCGTTGTTTTTTGGCTCGTTGTTCAGTTACTACTTTTCGTGCAAATTCAATCGTACAATTAACGCATCTAGGCTGAATTAACTTTATAGGCTCAAACATTATTTTGCAAGATTTACACTTTTTTAATTTCATTTCAGTAGGTGTTTAACTTGGCTGAAACATTCAATCATTTGCTTGTCTTTTGAGTCAAGTAAATCGTTCACTTTGTTTCGACTGGAGATTAAAGTTGAGTGGTCCATGTGACCTATTTCAGTTGCAATAAACTTTAATGAGCCGTACTTATTCATGATGCAGATATACCTTGCAATGTGCTTCCAAATGGTGTATTCTGCTTTCCTGTCCTTGCCTAATAGATTGCCTACTGATATACCTGAGATAGCACTCACAGCCATAAAGACAAATTGAATCTTCTCTTTGTTTGTTTCAGGGTTTTTGTCTATTACAAATTCGCTCATTTCTTTTGGCAGGTCAATATTGTGCTTGATTGCTAAATGGCTTAAAAATGTGTTTAAATTTTGGTTGTTAAGTACCATGTTATTGTTTGGTTAATTTTGTTTTTACTAAGGGTTACTACGCAAAGTTCCGAACCATTACTTCAACATTTCCGCATAGAATTGCGGCAGTTCGTTTTTGTTTTCAATCGTAATCTTGTGCAATTTTGCGTATCGTACTAATTCATAAATCTCAATGAATTTTAGTTTAGTTTGGTCAGGTGCAATTAACTCGCACCTTGAACCAATGATTTTTATTTTGTACATTTAGAATGGTAAATCTATTTCTTCAATTGCATCATTCGAATTACTTTGCGGCTTAGTTGTTGTTTCAGGCGTTGGTCTGCTATGCTGTGATGTGTACTCTTTGCCATTACCTACAAATTGTTTCGGGGTTTTTGCTGCCCTTTGTTCTTTGGTTTGACTTGCATAAACTGCATGAGTATTGCCGTAATTATCAGGCTCTTTTTTGGTGTCGACTACTAAGGAAATATAATGTTTCCCGTTCTTTTCGTTCTTTTTCATGTGAGGTCTTAAATCCTCAGCGCATAAGCTAATTACTATCATTGTTTAATTTATTTAAAAGTTCTTGTTTGAAATTATTAGTTAGTTCAATTTTGTTTAATAGGTGTTCAATCCTTGCTTCATCTCTTGGAATCTCAAGGCAAAAATATTGATGCTTTTCTTTCTTTACTCGAGGGTCAAAACTTACAAAATAAGCCTTTTCAGAATTGGTAAGGAAAGTATTGAATTGCATCTGGTCATAATACTTAGGAAGTTCCTTTTGAAAGTTCTCACCGGTCAAAGTTAGTTTATACTTTAAATGCGTTTTAGAATCAGGGCATTTGATTTCTACACTTGCCTTCATCTTTGGTAAAATAATGTCAGGAGTACCGCCCGCAATATCTTTATAAGTAAAGAAAATAAAACCGCCAATTGAAGTATAAATAACATCGTCAGAATTTACATCTAAGTTCATTTCTTGACAGAATCTTAATACCGCTTGTGGTTCTTGTTCATTGCCCCATTCCATTGCATTTGAATAGAAATCAGGTGTTTCCTCTGCTTCGATTGCTTCGATAAGTTCATAGACGTAAGTTTCTGCACCTTGAGAAATATTGCCGCCCTTGCCTTCCGCTGCAATGCGGTTAATTTGGCTTGCAGTAATCAAACCCTTGCGAAAGTCTTTCCAAGTTTCCCGAGTATCTAATACGAATCTTTTAATGTCCTTCATTGTTTTTTAGTTTATCAGCGTTGGACCTTAAAAAAAGTTGCTCATCAGGAGTAAAAGGAAGTACATCTTTTCTGTTTAAATCTGCCCCAAATATCTTGCCTAATCCGTCCGCTGCATCTTTGATAGCTAAGGTCTTTGCAAGTGGATAAGCCATACTTAAAGCACCATTATTGATGTTTTGAAGATCAGCAGGTGAAGTTCCTTGTTTAGTTTGTAGTTGAACCGCTCCGATTCCATCCATTTCCATAAGTTCGCCCGTTGTAGGATTAGTAACAGATAGTCGAATTGTAACCCAAACTCCATTAAATGAACTGCCTTGACCTGTAATCTGTACTTTGTAAGTTTTAAAGATACGCCTTAAAAGATATTCGACTTTATCAATAGGAAGGTAATTGTGACCTTTGATGTATGGGTGTTGTTTAACC